CTTTACGGTAAAGATGACTTAGTAATCTATGTTCCTCAGAACGTTGCTCGCGCTTATGTACGCGCTCTTGGTGGATTCTCTACAGTAACTCTTCAAGAGGCTGCTGCTAATGTATCTATCACTGACGTAGGAGCAAATGGAACTAACGCACAAGGTACACAATGGTACAACGGCGGAGGTCTTACTTTCGACGGCATCAAAATCTTTGTTGCTAACGGTCTTCCATCAAACAAGATTGTTGCTGCTGAGAAGTCTAACTTATTCTTCGGTACAGGTCTATTAGCTGACCACAACGAGGTTAAGGTTATCGATATGGCAGACATCGACGGTTCTCAAAACGTTCGTATGGTTATGAGAGCTACTGCAGGTGTTGAGATTGGAGTATTAGAAGACGTAGTAATCTACTCTTAATAACTGATTAATTAATAGAGAAGGGGTAGGTGAGCCTTAAAGAGCCTGCCTACCCTTTTTTAATAAAATAAAACAAACTATGGCTTGCGACATTTCAACCGGAGATACTTTTTATAAGTATGAGCTCAAAGGAACATCTTCTTTAACACAGAACATCCAGTCTTCAAGAGAGAATGGAACAACTGCTTTCGAGCAGGTATTAGAGCTTACCCTACCTAAGCTTAGCGCAACAGACAACCAAGCAGTTAAGTTGCTTGCGTTTGGACGTCCGCACATTGTGGTAGAGGACTATAACGGAAACTTCTTCTTAGTAGGAAGAGAGCACGGAGCAGACGTAACCGGAGGAACAATCGTTACCGGTTCTGCTATGGGTGACCTATCAGGATACACCTTAACTTTCACAGCAATGGAAAGATTCCCTGCTCACGCTATTGTTGAAGATACAGGAAGCGGATTCCTTGCTGAGGCTATAATTAGCTAATTTTAGTTTCCTTAGTTGAAGAAAGAGGCCCCGTAAGGCCTCTTTTTTGTTTGTAATAAAAACAAAAGATAACGCATTTAGTTATCCTATTGTGATTAGATTACAGCCCACAGATACAGCACAAAGCTTTAGCATTATTCCGTCTTCTTATGTGGAAGATGTCCTGAATACTGCTACGCTTTCTTTAACAGAGAATGGCACTAATAAGTCTGAAGATGATGTTACTTTTAGTTGGACGCTTTCAGATAATGGGAATTATGTTGTGGTTACAGCTACGCCAACAATAACGTTAAAGGAAGATCAAATATATACTTTAGAACTCACTACTACAACTGATGTGTTGTACAGAGATTTAGTGTATATTACAAGTAAAACAAATAAGAAGGAAGTATTCGCTTACCCGGATGCGTACACAGAGCGCACCTCAACGGAAGACGAATATATAGTTTTATAGTATGGCAAAGAATAGAGTTAGATTAGTTAGTACGCCGCAAGAGCCTAAGAGATACAAAGATAGTATTAAGGTGGTAAATCTTAGCGGGTACCAGTCTCCGGAGATTATAGAGGACGATCGTAAGGATTGGGTCCTATATGTTACCGGTGACGATCACCAAGACTACTTTGAGTCTTTAATAGAGAAATACCTTGGTAGTCCGACTAATGCGCGTTGTATTAACGGTATTAGCGATATGATCTACGGTAGAGGCTTAGACGCTACGGATAGTGCTGAGAAGCCTGAGATGTACGCTAAAATGAAGCTGCTATTCACTCCTAAGTGTATGCGTAAGCTTGTAAATGACTATAAGTTATTAGGCCAAGGAGCTGTACAAGTAATCTACAACAAGAATAAGACTGCAATCACCAAAGTAGCGCATTTCCCTATGGAGACGCTACGAGCTGAGAAGGCTAAGAATGGTAAGATTGAAGCTTACTACTATCACCCTAAGTGGACAGAACTTAAGCCTTCTGATAAGCCTAAGCGCATTCCTACTTTTGGTAATGGCGGATCAAGTGACCTAATTGAACTATATATATTTAAACCTTACAAATCAGGATTTTATTATTATGCTCCTGTCGATTATAATGGCTGTCTTCAGTATGCTGAATTGGAGGAAGAAGTGGCAAACTACCACATCAACAATATTCAGAATGGTTTACAGCCCTCTTTGTTGGTTAACTTTAACAACGGAGTCCCTAATGAAGAAACTCAGGAGCTAATCGAAAGAAAGATATATGATAAATTTAGCGGAAGCTCGAATGCAGGCAAGTTCATACTTACGTTCAACGACAGCAGTGAGGACCAAGCGACTATTGACCCAATTCACCTCCCTGATGCGCACGCTCAATATCAATTCTTGGCGGACGAATCCCGGGAAAAGATAATGCTTGGCCACGGTATTGTATCTCCTATTTTGTTAGGTATAAAAGATAATACCGGATTTGGTAATAATGCAGAAGAGCTTAGAACAGCTTCTATCCTTATGGATAATATCGTTATCCGTCCTTTCCAACAAGGAATTATTGACGGCCTTGATGAGATATTAGCATTCAACAACATATTCCTTAACCTATACTTTATAACACTACAGCCGATTGAATTTACAGAGCTTGACAATATCGCCACTAAGGTTAAACGAGAAGAAGAGACCGGAGAGAAACTGTCAAAGCAAGTGCAAGAGGAAGAGTTGTGCGATCTGTCAGACGAAGAGTTCGATGACCTATTCGAACAGCTCGAAGAATACGGAGAAGTAGTCTCTGACGACTGGGAATTGGTTTCTGCTGAGAAAGTAGAGCTTGCAGACGTCAAGAGAAGTGATGCGGCGCCTTCTAAGAGCAGTTCTCAGGACAACAAGGGGTATAAGGTCAGATATGCCTATATGCCCGTTAGAAAGTCTCCTAATAGCCGTCAGTTCTGTGTAAAGATGGAAGCTTTAACAGAGAGAGATATTGTATTCCGTATGGAGGACATCAATCAGATGTCTTTTAGAGGGGTCAATAAGGAATTAGGGCACAAGGGTAGAAATTACTCTCTTGCTAAATACAAGGGTGGAAAAAACTGCCATCACTTTTGGGAAAAGAGAGTGTATAAGAAGAAAAACCGAGTAAGTGAAGATGAGGCATTAGCCGAAGGGTATACAGCTCCAACAAACCCTGAAGAGTTACCGGTAAGACCAAAAGATATGCCAAATGGAGGGGCATTTCCTAAATAACTAAACTATGGCACAGAAAGCATTATTTGTAACGGTCTCCGACATAAAGAAGAAGTCTATTGTTAGTGGTAACGTAGACCCGGATAAAATTATACAGTTCGTTGAGGTAGCTCAAGATACGCATATCCAAAACTACTTAGGCGGTAAGCTGTATAAGAAGCTTCAGGATTTGATTATTGCTGATACGCTTGATGACGCTGCAAATTCAGATTATAAGACCTTAGTAGACACTTATATTAAGCCGATGCTTATTTGGTTCAGTCAAGCGGACTATATTCCATTTGCGGCCTTCCAAGTAGGAAACGGCGGTGTATACAAACACCGGTCAGAGAATAGCGATACAGTCTCTATGGACGAGATCAATATGCTAACGAAGCGTGCTTTAGAAACAGCAGAGTTCTACTCAAGACGCTTTATGGATTATATGGATCATTATAGCTATTTGTACCCGGAGTATTTAGAGTCTTCTAATGAGGAGATGCATCCGGATAAAGATGTAAATTTTGGCGGAATCTATCTTGGGTAATAAAAGAGGCAAGTACAAACCGAAACCGGAGAACGTTCGAAAGCTGTTTGCTTTTATTAAGCAATTAGAAGAGAAACAACAATCCGAGAAAAAAGAGTTATCTAAATGAATGAGATAGGCTACGGAGAGGTATACGAAGAAAGTTGGTGGGGCTACATTAACGGTGTCAGCAACTTTGGCGTTGATTATATAGACGAAGGTCAACAAGAACAGTGGCGTGGCAGTATCAATATAGTCTTTGGTCTCAAGAAACAAACACATACAGCGAATTATAAGATATGGCAAGTTTAGCAAATCAAACTATTTCGAGTACCTATGACGGTCTCATTAAAACATCAACAGATCAACCTGTACCAGTAACCGGTGTTCAGCTATTAGAGGACGGAGTAGGAAACTCCTTAGCCTTATCAGTAGGTAGAGCGAATCAGGGTGTTACTATTACAGGTACACTAACGGCTACCTCTATTTCAGGAGTGTTGGCAGACGGAGTAACAGCGACTACACAGTCTTCAGGAGACAACTCAACTAAGGTAGCTACTACGGCTTATGTAGATGCACAGGTTACGGCATCTGATTTAGACTTTGCAGGTGATTCAGGCACAGGAGCGGTTGATTTAGACTCTCAGTCTTTGACCATTGCGGGTACTGCCAACGAGATTGAAACTTCAGCAAGCGGACAGACCATTACAATAGGCTTACCGTCGAGCGTAACAGTAGGCACATTAACAGCCACTACTTTAGGCGGTACACTTTCAACAGCAGCCCAAACGAACATTACTTCAGTAGGTACGTTATCAAGTCTTGCAGTAAGTGGGAATTTAACAGTAGATACCAATACGTTATTTGTAGATGCTGCGAATAATAATGTAGGTATAGGAACAAGTAGTCCTGATAATGTTGGCAATTATTCAATTCTTA